AAACCGCGCCGTGCGCATGATGGATGCCGCGCTGTCAAACGCCACCGATGCCGTCGAAACGGTTTTCAAATCGCGCTTGTAATTGAGGTCACGCCCCAACAGCTCGTACCTAAAACGGATGCGGCGTTGAGGCGCGACCAAGGCGGCTTTAATTTCGTCAGCGGTAAATCCCGCCCGTGCGAATTTCATCAAACCACCTCACTATGCTCGATTTCACTAATGACAAAGGACAGGTTATACGCCGTCTTGTGATAGTCCTGCGGCCGCTCGGTCAGATTCGTGGCTATGCCGTAAAGCTTCTCGCGGGCGTTTCTGAACAGCAAAACACATTGGCGTTTAAGCATTTTGTTTAGCCTTTCATACTCGCCAGCGTCATTGGAATCGAACGTGACATATACGCTTCTTTGAATGACATCACCGAACTCTGCAACAGGCTTTTCACGCCCCGCGTACTCCACAAGCGTTACGTTATGCTCTGCTGAGTTTTGGTCTATCACGTTGTACTTTACCCGGAAAGGATGCTCCGTATCGTCTATGGCGGTTAAATACGTTCCCGTCATATCGAAGTCAACTTCCGCAACCGCGCTCTCTGTCTCGCCGCTTGCGCCGACAGCTACCACTTTATAGCTTTGGACTCCTGCGCCAACCGACCAGTCCGTATAGAATGTTCCTTCGGTGCTGCCGATACGGATATATTCTTCGTTTTCCAACCTGTAAACATCGTTGCGAATGACAGGCTCACCGCTTGGATTGGCTATGGTTATCTCTATGCTATCTTTTTTTTTTGTGAGTATGAACGTGGGCACTTCGGGAACCGCATAATCCGTTGAAATCGCGTCCTCTGCCCACGCGCTGTAATGCGCACTCTCGTTCTTTACGCACACTCTCACGGTGTATTGGGTATCGTTTTCCAACGCAACAGGCACATCATAGAATGCGTCCTCGGATTCCACCGTAGCGTCTGCCACCGTCACCTCGTCAAGAAGGATCTGAACGCGATACCCAGCCTGCGCATATGAGGCCGACCATTCAATACGCGGCTTAGAGGAGTTAAACACGCTCGTAATGATTGTCGGTGCGTCGGGTGCTGTGCCGTAATAAGCGTACTGCTGTGCGCTGTAATCGCTCGGTACATCGTCTGTATCAATGGTCTGTACCCTCCAATAGAAATCACCGCTCGGAATGCTGCCCGTCGCAACATCGGCGTACTGGTTCACCGTGGTCGCGCTTACAGTTGTCCACGTTATACCGTCGGCAGAAATCTGGAGGTTGTACCCTTTTTGCGGTAATCCCGAAATGGTTGACGGGTTGTGCGTCCAAGAAAAATGCCCATTGCCGCCAGTGATTACAACGCTCGCACCCGCCGAAGGTGAAAGATCAGTCGGAAGGTCGGGAGCGTCGGCGTAAGTCAAAATGAGACGGAGAGCATCTTCTGATCCTACGACGTTTCGTTGCGATGCGCACGCTATATCACGATAATCTGGCGAAACGCTGCCGTCCGCGATAGCATATAGCATAATGCCATTAGTTTGCATCTCCTCTAGAGTAGCCCAGACGGGTAAATCAAAGTCAAATGAATCGCCGATCACTGCCGTTTGAGGTATTGTGCCAATATGCTTGCTATCCGCCCACAGCGGAATAGTGCTGAAAAGGATTTCGTCATCCCACGATTGAATCACTTTCGCTGCATATATCTTTGCCGAAACTACATTACCCGACGTATCTTTCATCAGTTGGGTCGGCTTCATCCTGAGTTTGATTGTTAACAGTTTACGATTTTGAGTTTCAGCTTTTACAAGCTTAAGAAACGTATATTCGACATATCCGCCGGACCCGGCCACGCCCATTCTAACATAACTGGAATGTTTAAGACTGTATGTCACGCCTTGCTGCACGTAGATGTCCAGCACGTTTCTTTCTTCGACCGTTACTCTCGCCATTACTTCGCCCTCTCTTTCTGCCTTATGCGGTCAAACGTCGCTCCCATCCGTGCAACGGTCATCATGTCACGCGGGTACACGTTCATCGTGACGTTCCCGCCAGCGAAAGCGGCCGAACGCTGTGCAGGGAGCACCTGCGCCCCTCTCGGCAAATTCACCAGCTCCGGCCCTCTCTCGCCGACCCACGTCAAGCCGCCGCGCCAATTGTCCGTACCGTCAGCGTTGTTCCCGATGCCGTACATTTTCAACGCCGCCGTGGTCGCGCCGTTTCCCGTGAATACTCCCGCAATGTTCTGCCAATACGATGCGATTTTAGACCCCGCGTTCGGTGACTGCCCGGTCAGCCATTTCACCGATTCGATGATAATGCCGAGAATAGATGCGATAATTGTCAGCGCGTCAGCGACAATACCCAGCGCAAGCGCAATCGGCTTTAGTGTCTGACTGACGAGCGGCCCGAGGATCTCCATGATCGGCTCGAGGGATTTCAAAATCCCGCTTCCGGCCGTGATGATGGCCGTCAGGAAATCATCCAGACCAGACTTATCCACGATTTCGGACAGCACACCAACCAGATGATTGCCCTCATCGATAAACCCGCGGACGGCCGGCGCCAACGCACCCGCAAGCGTGTTTTTTGCCGCGGCGGAACTGTTGTTAAAGCGTTGCACCGCATCGTCCACACTTCCCAAAGATGCAAGCATTTCATCGGACATGACATAGCCCATTTCGCGGGCTTCCTTACGAAACTGCTCCAACCCATCCGCGCCCATTTTGATAAGCGGATTGAGGTCTTGCGCAGACTTACCGAATATCTGCATGGCGTATGCGTCACGCTCGGTTTCGTTTTTGACTTTGCCGAGGGCTTCGATGACATCCCAATAAACATCCTCGCTATCCCGAAGCCGACCGTTTCCGTCAGTGATTCGGACATGCAAGTCGCGGTATGCCTCGTTTAATTCTTTGCTACCGTTCCGCGCCGAGTTCATGCTGCGGATGTTACGCGCCATTGAACCCGTCATTGCATCAAGCGATACGTCAACAAGTTCCTGCGCGTAAGCGAGTTCCTGCAATGTACCCGTTGCGATGCCTGTCTGCGCCGCCATAGTTAAAAGGTCATCAGCCGCAGCCGCTTGCGCAACGGCCATATCAAAAGCCGCATCAGCAACCTTAATCAACGCCGCCGCAAACGCGACAGCGCCGAGCGTAGCGGTTGCCATAGACGCATCCATTTTGACAACGGAGTTTATGCTTTCTGTAGCACCCGCGGGCAGATTGATTCCCAGTTTGCTTGTTAAATTGCCGATAACATCGCCGAACCCTTTGCCCTGTACCGATGCTTTTTGCAGCGCGGTTTCATTGTCTTTTATTTCGCGTTCGGTCTTATTCAGCGAGGCTTGTGCTTTGTTGAGGTTGGCGGTCATGTCCTTAAACGCCTTTGAGGATGGGTCAACACCGTTGGCCTTCATCCTCTCCAGCGCGTCTTCTGCCGCCTTGACAGCGTTGCGCTGCAGGTCGTATGCCTTCCGCATTTCTTTGTTGTTCGCAGTCAGGGCATCAATGGATTTATCGTTTTTGTCATACGCCGAGGTGACCGCATCCGCTTCGGCAGAAAGATATTTCATCTCCTGCCTGATGTTCTTCATCGCCTCGTTATACTCACGCTCACCGTTTATTGCGATGGTAGGCCCTATATTATATCCCATGCGGCCTCCTTAAAAATTGTCGAAGTCGATTTGTGTTGCCTCGCGTTCCTCTACGTCATTTTCGTCGTTGAGAACTGCCGCGAGGTCGTTGAGCATCCCGATTGTGATTGTGTCGAGTTCCGACACGGCGATCCCGATGCGCAGAGAGCTAAGTATGATGCCCTCTGTTGTTATTGGCCTCAGGTCGCCGCTTGAGCGTTTTTTACCTCACCACGCATTGACTGAGCTATCATCGGTGACAGTTCGCTAAACCAGACAAGAAGAGGCAGACCGTCAGTAAAACTGTCGAGCCATTCCTGCACAGGAGGTATAGACTTGTCGGCGGTTTTCGCCATCGCCCAAAGCAGTTGACAGATGGTAGATATATCAGCCGTCTGCTGTTTCTCCATCTCTGCGAGGTCGTGGAACATATCCGTGCCAAATGCCGCTTTATACCGCACGGGAAGTCCGGCGGTCGATGCAAACCGCACCGACCTGCCGGAAAGAGTTGTTAGTGTTTTTTCCATCTTTACGTCCCCGTTACAAACGTCTGCACCGCCGTGTACCAGTTTGCGATCACCGTTTCGTCGGTGTTACTCTTGGTCTTGGCCTTGACATAGCCGGCCCTGTTCGGGCGCACGCGCAGGTTTAACGTGGTCGGCGACACTTCCTTCTTGGTTGTCGCCTTGCCTTCGACGTTCGTCCGCGTTGCCTTGCACTTGTACAGCACATGCTTGACCTTGTTCGCGTCGCCGTCGAACTCGAACAACAGCGCAAACGGCTTGGGCTGAGCGCTCGATTTTTCGAACACAACCTTTTTCGCGTCCGCTACCTCGCCCATAACGTCAGTCACAAACGCTTCGGGCAGAGCGGCAATAACGAGATT